CGGCAGTACGACGCGGCACAGAAACACGAAGCCGAACTTTTGTCAGTCGCCAAGGTCATGTACGACCTGTTGGTTGGCATTAGACAGCTAGGTGGGCACGGCGGGCCGGTGGACGACGGATTTGGTGGTTGGGAGGAGGGGGTCGCCCTTAAGGCCCGCTGCCAAGCCGCCATCAAGAACGCTGAAGGGAGCAAGTGATGGACAGGATACTTGGAACATGCTCGCGGTGCGGAGGCCCGGTTACGGTGCCCGAAGTGTGGAACGGGACGATCCCGCCCACGCCAACATGCGGGAGATGTGGGGCTGTGGCGGTCAGTGGGCACGGCCCACGGATCGAGACCGAGAGGCCACCAAAGCAGTGGGCATCATCGCACACCAAGCCAATCGAAGGGAGCAAGTGATGGACCTGACGAAACTGATTGTGAGCGACTTGGTGGAGGGCCACCACTTTTCAGGTGGCCAAAGGTTTCGCATCGACCGCGACGCTGCCATTGCCGAACTCACCCGCCGCATCACCGAAGCCAACGCCCGTGCCGATCGGCTCGCGGCGGAGGTGAGGGCGTGTCGAGCATGGATGGGCACGGCGAAGGCGCGGGGCCTGTTGGTCTACCCATTCCCATCGGCCAATCCAGATAGCGAGGAGCGTTTATTACTCCGCGAGATGTCGCGGCTGGAACTGGCCGTCGATGGGGCCAGCACCGCCGTCAACGCCGCTGGCGACTTGGAGGTGAAGTGATTTACCAAAACGGCGGCTTCCGAATGGCTACGGGGCTTCTCACGGTTTCATGGACCCACACCGGCAACATCAAGATCAAACAGGACACGTATCTCGACCAAGACATCATCTTTGTGCCGCTTGCCGACTGGCCCAAACTGCGAGACGCGATCGACACGGCGATTCGAGAGCGGCACACCCAGCCAATCGAAGGGAGCAAGTGATGGAGAAGGAACTCACGAACGAAGAACTGGCGTTGTGGTGTGAGGACATGGGCAAGGTGTTTGTCGAGGTTGCCGCGAAGCACCCCGGCGATGTGCGGGCCTTGCCGGTGCGAAACGCCTTCACCATCATCGCCGAACGCCTGCGCAAACCGCCTGATTCCTCCCGCGTCCGCGAGACGGCGAAGGAGTTGCCTGAAGGGGGTTACGGTGTCCGCGTCCTGGCGTTTGACCGACGCTGCCAGCAGTGGCAAGAGGCCGACGCGGGCCGCATCCGAGGCATGGAGCGAGAGCATCCCGGCAAGAACTACTACACGCACTGGATGCCCTACCCCCCGACCCACCTCAGACCGCTGGTTCACCCACTGGCTCCCCTGCCACCCGCACCGAAGGAGGCCAGCGATGTGGGATGACCTGACCAGAAAAGAGAAAATCACTTTTGCCGTGGACCTGGGCCTGCGCATCGTTGCGCTGGCGGCGATTGTTGGTGTCGTGGTACTGCTGATAGTAGAGGACATTCCATGACCACCTACCCCATGACGCCGCGCGTCGTCGAAGTGAAGGACAAGGGGCCAGTCTTTGCCGACTGGGGATACGACGAGCAGGGATACTGGTGCCGCACCAACGCCAAGATCAAGCGGGTTCGGTGCGTCGGCTGCTGGGTGTGCAGTTTCTGGATCAATCTAGATAAATGGGAAATGTGGCTGGAGTTTGACAAGGAAAAGAAGCCATGACCACCACCCAAAAGTACCAGCGCAAAGCCCACCCGGAATCCGGCACGTTCCAGGCCATGCTCTTTGACGGCACGGTTCAATCCGCCAGCGCAATCTACCAGTGGGCCTACGGCGAGGACATTGATGCTGTCGCCCTTGGGCTGGCCGCAGAGGGGTTGTTGTTCTACACATGCTCAGGTGGCTACCAGCACACCGCCGAGGCTGGCATGATGATCCTCAAAGGGCAGGGCTCAAACCACGGCGGCATCATGATGGCGATGTGCAAGCAGCGGTTCGATGAGATGTGTGAGCCGGTGGAGGGATAAAAGAAAACGGGCAAAGAAGTAGGTTATTTATGAAAACGAAGAAGTCGCGCGAGACGTATGCCGCGCTACTGCTAAAGCAACGCGAGAAGGATCGGGTTCAGGTGTCGGAATACTCCGCCAAGACAAAGGGCCGGATTGTCAAACGCTCCAAGTGTGCACAGCGGCGAAAGATGCTAATGGACCTGTACGGGGCGCGGTGCTATTGGTGCAAGTGCGAACTGACTAACGACACCTGCACGATCGAACACCTTGTTCGGGCGTGCGATGGAGGCACCAATGCGATCACCAATATCCGCCCTGCCTGTGGCCCGTGCAACTGGAACCGAGGCACAGAAACAGACCCCGAGATTGTGGTACGAAAGTCATCTTCGTGGAAGGATCGGTACGGCTGGGGCGTTGCCCTTGCGGCCAGCATGGTTCCACCGGCAGGCGTTCCTGTAGAGGAAGACTATCGCGCTTATGTAGATATGTTCTTGGATCGACCAGACCGAATCGACGGGTACGAGTAAGCCATGACCACAATGAAGGCAACCAACCTGCTACGGATGCGGCCCCCGGAGGTGCCCAAGGTGGCACTGAGGCTCACCCCGGCCCCGGAGGTGGCTAAGCCGCCCGTCAAGCCCAAGCCATCCGTCAAGCCCAAACCCCCGGCCAAGCCACGCCCAGCCCCGACCAACGCGCGGGCGATCGTCAAGCCCACGCCGGGGCACATGGGGGTGGTGTGGCCCGCGCACCCGCGCCGGGCAGCCAAAGAGCCAGCCGTCAGCGAGGAAGTCAGCCGGAATATCAACGCCCTGTTTGACTGCTGGTGTGTGCATCTTTGCATTAGCCGGGACTTTGCGCTCGGTCTGGCCGAAACCAACATGCCCGAGGAGACCCGCAAGGGGTGCCGCTGCGAACTCTGGAAGGCCCTACTGGAGATGGGGTGCGAGGAGGTCGAGATCGCGGGCACCTTCAGGGTCTACCGCGACGAGATCAGGAAGACGGCCCACAAGTACCGGGAGGGTTCTGGACTGCAACCGACAGCAACATTCATCGTCGAACAACATTCCCCGATTTGATGGTATAGGTATACTTTCAGCACTTCCGGTTATCGGAACACGCCAGGACTGGCGGACAAGAGCGCAAGGAGAAACACGAGTGTTGACGATCAAGATCGGCGAGGTCGTATGGGTGCCGGTTCCCTCCTTTGTAAGCGTCAAACGCGGGACTGGCAGCGCGTACCTCCGATGCGGACCCAAGCGCGAGTTGGGGGTTGTCAGTGGTCTACCCAACAGCGAGCGCGATGGCTTCACCATCCTCCTGCGCGACAGCGAGATCACGCAGGCGAACGCACATGAACTGTGGCCCGTGGTCGAATACACCAGGGAGCAGGTCATCAAGTACCTCCAAAGCGGCGGCGTCATCATCGCGGCGGACGATCTGGCCTCACTTACCACCCCAAAGAAGCGGGTCCGCAGCGACCGCGAGGTGGAGGCGATGCAGCGGAGGACGGGCACATGACCGAGTTTGCACCCGGCCACCCCGGCACCACCACGCTCGGCTCGGCCAAGCCATACGGGGCGCAGTTGGCCAAGTTCAAGTCGATCTTCGTCAAGAAGGCGACACCCGAGCGGATCGAGAGACTTGCCGACGACATCTGGAAGGCGCTCGAAGAGGAGGAGCCAAAGTGGGACGCCTTTGGTGCTGACGCCAACAGGATCGCCTGGCGCAAATACATGGCCGACCTTCGCCAGCAGGCAACGCACATGCTTCTGGGCAAAGACCCCCAGGTGTTGATCCAGATCAACAACAACCTCTCCAGCGCGGACAAGCGGGAGAAGGCTTTGGCCTTGCTGGCGTCCATCGGGGCAACGGGCATGCTGCCCGTTCAGGCCGGGGGCACCAACCGGACCCTGCGGGAAGTGGTCAGCGAGCAAAGCCGTGAAGGTTGAAGAGCAGGACATCGAGGCCATCGCCGAGGCGATAGAAACCCTCGAAGCGATGAAGCAGACCAACCCGGAGTTGTGGTACCAGCCGGGCAAGAATGGCCAGGAGCAGGCCCACCGATCAACCCACCCCATCCGCTTGCTTGTCCCCGGCAACGGCTGGGGTAAGACGATGGTCGCGGGCATCGAGGCGTCGTGGTGGGTCAAGCACAGCCACCCCTACCGACCAACGCCGCCCCACCCCGTGATGGTCCTGTGGGTGTGCAACATGCTGGCGCAGTTCAAGTTCATGGCCGATGGCACCCTTCGCCCCAAGTGCTGGGGCACGGCGGGGTGCAAGGTCGTCCACACCAACAACGGCATTCCCACCGAGTTCGTCTGGCCGCACGGGGACACGATCAAGGTGTTCAGCAGCGAGAACCCTTGGGAGGCTTTGCAGGGCATCCCGGTCGATCTGGTTATCTTTGACGAGCAGCCACCCCTGCCGCTCTACCGCGAGCTGCTACGCCGCCGCCGGACCGACCGCAAGACCGAGTTTATGATCGCCGCGACGGCCACCAAGGGGGCCTCGTGGATGGAGCAGGAGATTTACGCACCCTGGCTGGAGCATCACCGCTCCCTTGGCCTTGACATTGACCAGGCGATGGTTGAGCAGAAGCACCGCCGGATATTCGTCTGGCCGCGCGGGAGCATCGCCGACAACCCGGCAGCCGACGCCGAGGACGTCGCCGAGTACGCGGCCCAGACGTGGTCGAGCGAGGCCGAAAAGCGTGTCCGCGACCACGGCGGGTTTGCCGACGTCAACGGCACGCCGGTATTCGCGCAGGCACCGCTGGAGGCGATGATGCAGGCGGCTCGGGCCGTGCAGCAAACCAAGATGAGCATCATGGTCGCGGCGTGATCGAGGACGACCGCACGTCATTCCGTCGTGATCGTAACATCGAAGACGGCCTTTGCAGCAAAGCCGGGCGAGGCGTGTGTCATGGCACTGATGATGGACGCCATGACGTTCTGTGTGAACCCAAGGGGTATCGGCCCATCGACGTTGATGGTAATCAGTGTCCCGCCGTCGGGCTTGGTTGGCGCGGGGTCCGCGGGGGCAAACGGGACTATCCGATGCTCGCGGTTGGCTTGGTCAAACTGGGTGGCGATGCGGGTGGTGGGCATGGGTGGCACTTTTTTGTGAGGGGTGGTGGGTTAGGCGGGGCGAACGATCATCCACGCAAACGTTGAGGTATCAGACGTGTTATTCGATGTGATGGTAAATGAACCATTGGCGGCAACTGCGGTGGTATGTCCAAGTGTTCCGCCAGCGGCAATCCGAGAGTGATAGATTTTGTCTCCGGCTTGGCAGTAGGTGTTTGTAACGGTTACCGTTCCTCCAGTGGTGATTTGCACTGTGCCGTGCGCCGCGTTGCTGGACCCAATACCAGTCGTGAACCGGGCGTGTAACCCACCGTTGGCAGAGTTGATGCCCCACTGGAAGGTGCCGGGGGTAGGAGGATGCGCTGTAAAATCACCAGTTACACCGTGATGCAACCGATAAGCCAGAGCATTATGCGATGCCGTTGCGTAAACGCTGATCTGTGGGATTGTAAGACCCGATTCAGAGGTCGAGTTGGTAGCAATAAACCTGCCCAAGGATTGCTGCCACTCATTGTTCCCGTTTACGGCAAACGGTCCCAGAAATATTGTCTGATTGCCACGGCACTCGATAAGGCGCGTGCTGTTTACGCGGACTCGGAACAAGGCCGTCGCGTCTTGCGGGAACGACGTTGTGTCAACATCCACCACCGGCGCGGTCTGGTTCGCGCCGCGAACCCGCACCGTCGGGATTGTGTCGCCGGTCGAGCCTTCAACGTCGATCCGCCCCAGTGCGGTGCCGGTGTTGATGCCCAGGATGTCTGCGGTTGGGCCTATTCTGCTCTCTGGCATGGTTCACCTCAGCGGTTGATCGTGGAGTAAAACACCTGGGTTGAACCCGATGGTGTCGTGATCTGGATTGCTACTTCGTGCGCGTCCATCGGGTCTACCAAAAGCGACTGGCCCTGCGCTGTTGACCCTTCGACCCCGACGTTGTTCGCCCCGCCCGAGTGGTTCACAACGCTGGTTATGGTGCAATACCTGCCAAGCGCTACACCCTCAGCCGCCGTCGTCTGGTTGGTAATCGACGTAATGGTCGCGGTGCAGATGGGCGAGAAGGTCCGCACCTCCGACGAATATGGTGTGGTCTGGCTCTTGAGGCACCGGGCAGACCACACGGCAATCGATCCGGTGATACCCGCTGCGCTGATTGTCGGGGTGATCTTGACAATGACACCCTGTTGCAGTGATGCGATGACGCTTATGCCGTTGGTTATCGCCAGCGCGTCGGCCAAGCCAAGCGCGGGCGTGGTGCCGTCGGCTACGGCTGTCAGAAGCGCGCCGTTGAATGTGCGCACCGGCAAGACAAATCGGTCGCTTGATATGGGCCTGTTCCTGTCCATGATGCACGCTCTTTCTGTGTTTCTTCAATGCTCTGGATTACTGCCTGTGTTGGTGCGCCTCGTGCAACGCCTCGACCCGAGCCAGCCGGGAGTTGATCGCATCGTGCTTGCCGATCAAGTCCTCAACGCTCTTGCCGAGTTTCTTGACTTCATCGCCGATCGACTTGCTGGACTGGTGAATCTGGCCCAGTTTGTAGACCATGCCCAAGCCAGTAAGGGCCAGCGTCGCAAGGACGCCGATCTCGCTGATGGTCATTGCGCTCCTCCCGGTGGCAGGGTGGGCTTCTTGCCAGGCAGCAGGGCCATGAGTTCGTCAAAGTGTTCCGGTGGCATGGCGACCCACCCGCCGATGTCAACCCTGACCACCTGCTCGGGTCCGCTCAGGGGCCGGGCCTTGACCGTCCGGTTCTCGATAATCTGCACCGGCTGGCCCGCTTTGAGAAGCACCACCGACCGCTCCACCGTCGGCCCCAGCGTCAGACCGCCGTTGCACCCACCGATCACGGATGCCGCCCCAACGCTCAGGGCCAA